CAACATTGTTTACAACCCAAATGAACAATACATACCTTTTGCCAATTTGACACAGGCAGAGGTATTGAATTGGATTTATGAAAATGGTGTTGACCAAACGGCAACACAGACCGCATTGGATGGAATGATTAACGCACAAATCAATCCAACTGTTGTGAGTCCAAAACTTCCTTGGTTGGCATAAAAGCCCAATGGTAGCCATAAGCGTGTTTTGCTTTACCACGACAAACCTTGTTGATAAAAGAGTTGTCTCCTTTATGCTTACCCAGAGAAGTAATCCATTCAGCCGCAAGCGTTCCAGTGCCAAATACTTGTCCTGTTTCAAGGCAAATGATTGGTTTAGCTTGTGCGTGTTTAGACCGCTTCTCTGGTGTATCAAATCGAGCCATAGCTTTTTGTCGAGCATTTTCACGAACAGATGGGTCTTGAAACATGAGTAATGCACGTTGTCTTAATATTTCTTTAGCTTCTGGAGATTCATGTTGCTTGAGTGCTTTTTGGCGTATTTTTTCACGCACAACAGGATTTTTCATGACTAACTTTTGTCGTTCTGCGTGTGCCTGTTTATATATGGGATTAGCAAATCTTTCTTTTGCTTTTTTACTCATGTGTTCACGGTACGCAGGGTCTGCGTGGCGTTGTTTAAGCAAACTCAATGTTTTTTCAGAATATACATATCCAGACATACCCTCACCACCATCAGTAAGATTTGCTAAACCTTGGTCTTTGTACTTTAAAATAAGTTCACACTCAAGTTCAAGCGCCCACCACTCTTGCATTCCACTTTCAACAATTTCAATGGTGTAGCCATGTTTATTAACTATATTCCACCAATGAGGATTTCTGCCCCAAGTTGCTTTGTGGCGATACCGAGTGCCTTTACCAACGTAAAAAACCTTACCGTTGGTTTTACGTCTATGAAGATAAACAAAAAAATTCATAGTAAAATTTTAACATAACCACCCCTTCCTTGGCAGACGGCATGACAAAAGTAATCAAGTTTATTTGTCATCCAATGGTGGCTTTTATAATTGGTTACGCAATGGGAATTTTAATTTCTAAAGGATAAAAATGGACAAAGTAACTTTATCAACCACACTCGTGAACAACATCATGGCTTACCTTGGAACCCGCCCGTTTCAAGAAGTATTCCAATTGATTGATGCTGTGCAAAAAGAAGCACAATCACAACAAACTGAAAGTAAACCCAACCCATAAATGGAAATGTAATGCATAGTTTAAATGAAACAAAAAATGAATTAATATGGTTATCTGAACATAACGAGGAAGCAAGAGAATTATTCACCGAAGTCATATTAACAAACTGTTATGGACTTTCGCATGAAATATGTGCCAATCGTGATTTTATAGACATTGGTGCAAATATGGGGATGTTCTCTATATTTGCATCGTATTTAGGGGCAAGAAAAGTCATTGCCGTAGAACCCGTATCTAGTACGATTTCTTTACTAAGAAACAATATTCAAAGATCGGGTTTTAATAACATTATGTCTTTGCAATATCTTGCATCATCTGTTGATGGAGATTTAAAAGAAATAGCACTTCAAGATAAATCTGGCCACAATAGCCTATATACAACTGGCGAAAAAACAGAATCAATAGAGACTATTACATTAAGCAAAATTTTAGAACTTCTCGATAGCAATCATATTTTTCTGAAAATAGATTGTGAAGGCGGTGAGTATGATGTTTTGCTCAATGCTGATCCTAAAGACATGGCTAGAATAGATGCTATTGCAATTGAAATTCATGCAGAATTGCATCCTGAGTACAAAGGCTTTTGGCATATTCACAAAGCCTTATACTCTTTTGGATTTAAACCTATACGTCAAAATCAATTAAAAGCTTGGAATTTAGATCAATTTGGTATTGCAATAAATGTAAGAGATTTGCCTGTTTATGAAGAAATATGGATTAGAAATGAATAGCGTACTTTGCTCAATCGGTACTAGAGGCCGATACGATTCAACTCTACCTTTAGCACTTAGTGCAATCATTAATCAAACCAAAAAACCCGATAAAGTCATTATCTTTGATGACAACGATGAGCCACGGGATGTCAGAGAAGAACTGATTTATAAGAATCTGTTTGAAATGATGAACTTGAAGAATATCGCATGGGAATGGGTATTCGCTCAGAAAAAGGGAACTCATTGGAACCACCAAACTGCCAACATAATGGGCTATAAGTGGGTTTGGAGAGTAGACGATGATTGCATCCCTGAACCTAACGTTCTTAGGAACCTGTTAAGCTTTGCTATACAAAAGGATGCTGGAGCAGTTGGGGGATCTATTCTTACTCCACCCCTATCCAAACAAATCCACCTTTCTACTGGCAAGATAACCAACATTGCCAAAGAACCCAATATCCAGTGGAACTACATTCAGAAAACCAAAGAAGTCGAGCATCTTCATTGTTCTTTTGTATACCGCGCAGGTATATACGATTACAACATTGGTTTATCTAAAGTAGCTCATCGAGAAGAAACTTTATTCAGCTATGGCTTATACCAAAAAGGCTATAAGTTGTATGTGATTCCAGATACCATTACATGGCATTTAAAGAATCCTGAAGGCGGTATTAGAAGTGAAAAGGATGAGTCTCTTTATTTGCATGATGAACAAATTTTTCAAAATTTCATGCAATACAAGGATCATACAATTGTGGTTCTCAACTGCGGTTTAGGTGACCATATTGTCTTTTCAAAGATATTGCCTGAAATAAAGAACCCTTTAATATTCTCTTGCTATCCTGACATCGTGCCAGGTCATGCAATAGCTCATGCTGAAAAAGGTTTTGGAAATATAGATCAATGGAATATCTATTTGAAAATGTCTCAATGGGGATGGACTGACTCATTGGAAAACGCATTCAGGAAAATGTACTTATGATTATTATTTCTCCATATTCCAAAGCATTGAGAAGCGGTAAAGAAAACCCCAAGAACTATCCTTATTGGAATGAGGTCATTAAGCAAATCCAAGAACCTATTGTTCAAATAGGATTGGAAGGTGAAAAGCAGCTTACTGAAGACTTTAGAACAAACTTGAGTTTTGATGAGCTTAGAGCCCTTTTAAAGGAATGCCGTACTTGGATAGCATGTGACTCTTTTTTTCAGCACCTAGCGTGGTCTGAAGGCAAGAAAGGCATAGTTCTGTTCTCTAGATCCGACCCCAAGATCTTTGGCCATCCAGAAAACGTTAATTTACTGAAAAGCAGGGAATTTTTAACTCCCCATCAATTTATATGGTGGGAAGAACAAGAATACATTCCTGAAGCATTTATTGACTCAAAGGATGTGATAAAAGCATTGGAATTATTCAAGAACTAAATTAAAATCAACCCTTATATAACTTTAAGTTAACACCATGAGCGAATACATCCCACTTCGCAGTCCATTCTCGAACATGAGCTTTGTGCCCGATGTTCCGAGTAACGCTTTAGCTCCCAACGAATACAACTCTGGGGCTAACGTAGAAACTGACGTTCGTGGAATTAAAAAGATTGCTGGCGAACAATATATTCTGTCGGCCATCCCAGGCCACGTTATTTTTATTGATGCAGGCTATAGGACTCAATCTTTATGGGTAAACATTGTTGCTACCCGTGAAGGCAAGTGGTACATGGTCACCGCTTCTGGAATATCAAACATTACCCCAGGCGTTGGAGCAAATCCTAACGTTGCCCTGTCGGGTTATACAGATGACACAGTCATCACTTCTTCTTGGGTTGGTCAGGTTTTCATTATCAATGATGGCCTACGTCCTCCCATGTATTTTGGTAATTATTACGCTTCTGGTTCCCCTCAGACTGAGATCGCTATTTACGACAATTCTCCTGATAACTACGTTTGGAACTATGAAAGCGTATTGTCACCTGCGGTAACTTCGGTTACTGCTGGGTTTGTCAGAAACTATTGTTCTCCTAATGTTGGAAATATCTTAATTGCAGGCAATCTAACTAAAACTTATTCCTCTGGGTTTACTTTTAATTACCCCACTACTGTGCGTTGGTCTAGGGCGTTTGCCAACACAACAGTTCCCAACACTTGGAACCCCACCCTAAATAACGTGGCCAATGAACAAGAGATTCCCGTTCGTGGTCCCATCATTGATGGCTTCTTTTTAGGCGGTTGTTTTTACATTTGTAGCTATTGGGATACTGTTGTTTTTTCCCCTATCAACTATCAGAACTCTACCGCTCCAATCTTTGGTATACGACTGTTTAACCAAGG